AGGCGATGATCCTCGACTCCATGAGCCTCGAGCTGGCCGTCTCCCGCGAGGGCAGCTACGTCGATTCCGGCGGAACGACCCGCTCGGCGTTCCAGTCCGATCAGTCGATCATCCGGGCCATCGCCGAGCACGACTTTCAGATGCGCCACGACCAGTCGGTCGCGGTCATCCAGCGCGTGCTCTGGGCCCCGGCGATCTCTTAAGGCCTGCCTGAACCGGGCGGCGCGCCATCCGCGCCGCCCGCGACTTTTCCCCTCCTCCTTCACTCCCGAAAGGACCGCAGGCCAATGACCCCTGCTCTTCAGCACAACATCGGAGCGTTCATCTCCCCGGTGACCAGCGTTTTCCCGCAAAGCTCGACCGGCGGCACCATCAACGGCTCGGGCATCGACCGCCTCGCCCACAACTTCCCGCTCTCGTGCGTCCTGCACCAGATCGTGGGGGGCGATTCGGGCTCCCCGTCGGCGATCAGCGTGCAGTCCACGCTGCAGCATTCGCCCGACGACTCGACCTGGACCAACTACACGCCCGACGGCGCGGCCTCGGCGGCGGCGACGGCCGCGGTTACCACGGTGAACACCGGGGCGGGCGTGGCCGTCGATCTCAGCGGCGCCGATCGGTATCTGCGCGTCGTCACCGTCGTCACCCTCACCGGCGGCACATCGCCGGCGGCCCTCGTGGCGGCCGACCTGATCTTCGGCGGCGAGCCGCTTCTGCCGGCGGCCTAGACGCCGAACCGGCGTTCACGGCGGGAGCGACCCTCCCGCCGCCATTCCCCTGAGGAGGGCGAGTCTTGATAATCACGATCACGATCGAGCACCTGTTGGCCGACCTGGCGCGCGCCATGGCCGCGCACGACGGCGTCGCTGTCGCCGTGCGCCATCTCCACGGCGCGGCGAACCAGCTGCAGGCCGACCTGCTGCGCGCCCGCGACCGCCTGATCGGCGCTCCGGCGGCGGCGGCCGCGGCGGCCGCGGCCGAGCCGGCGGAAGAGGAGCCTCCGGCGGCTGAGCCAGAGCCCGAACCTGCAACGGACGAGCCCGAAGCGGCAACGAACGGGCCCCAACCTGCACCGGAGGCCGCCCCGGCCGCTCCGGACGCGGTGGACGGCGCCGCGGGGTCGACGGAAGAGCCGCCGGCGGCCGAGCCAGAGGCGGCGGTCGAGGCTGAGCCCGAGCGCGCGCCGGAAGCCGCCCCGGCGCCCACCGAGCCGGCGGCCGAGGCTGAAGAGCCGGCGCAGTGAAGCTGGTCACCTTTGCCCGCGCCACGCCGCCGCACGGCGCCGGCGACACCCGCCTTCTCCCCGACGACGTCGCCGATCGGCTCGGCGCCGAAGGCGCGCTCAGCGCCAGCGTGGCGTGGCCGGCGGGAACCCCGGCCAGCGCCAAGGCGCGCAAGCCGCGGCGGGTCGTCCCGGTCCCCACCCGTCCGGCCGGCCGCCCGGACGGCCGCATCGCGAGGTAAGCCCCGATGGCCAGCAACGACCGGTATGAGGGCGAGGGCGACGATCTGCTGTCTCCGGCGAGCGAGGGCGCAGCGGTCACGCCGAGCGACACCCTGGCCCTCCCCACCGCCAGCAAGCGGATGTGGGTCGGCGGCGCCGGGAACGTGAAGGTTCTGACCACCGGCGGCTCGACGGTGACCTATACGGCCGTACCCGCCGGGACCTATCTCCAGGTCCGCGCGAGCCAGGTCTTCGCGACGGGCACGACCGCGACCGACATCGTCGCCGAATACTAAAGCGCGCCGGTGGGTTATTCCTGCGTCACCACCGTGCTCTCGCCGGCGGCGAGCCAGCTGCTGACCGATCTGCCGACGACGAAGGTCGAGCTGTCGATCGCCACGGCGGACACCTCGAACGACGCCTGGCTGACGCAGGCCATCACCCAGGTCTCGGCGTCGATCCAGCGGCACACCAAGCGGGTGTTCGCGCCGGAGTACGTCCAGGACGTCTTCGACGTCGAGCAGGACCCCTATCCCTACCAGACGCCGGGCGGCTTCGCGCAGCTCGAGCTCTCGCGCTGGCCGGTGCTGGCGGTGACCTCCGTCGTCCAGACGCTCGCGCCGGGGACGACACAGGCGCTGGTCCAGGGGACCGATTTCCGCGTCGACAACCGGACCGGCCGGATCCTGCGGCTGAATCCGTTCACCGGCGTCGCCACGCTCTGGGAGGCGATCCCGGTCACCGTCACCTACACCGCCGGCTTCGGCGCGCTGGAGCTGGAAACCCACTCGGCTCCGGCGGTCTCGCCCTTTGAGGTGACGGTCGACGAGGCGGATGACTTCTCCTGCGACCAGGGCGTCAGCTACGCCAACGGAACGGCGCTCGTCTCCGCCGCCGCCAACCCGGCGCAAGGCCAGTACGTCGTCGACGATGGCGTCTACACCTTCAACGCGGCCGACGCCTCGCAGTCTCTGGCCTTCGCCTACGCCACGCTGAACATCCCGGCCGACATCGTCGAGGTCTGCCTCAAGCTGATCACCGCCCGGTTCCGCGGCCGCGCCCGCGACCCGCTACTGATCCAGCGCGATCAACCTGGGCTCGGCACGGAGCGCTTCTGGTTCGACACCAGCCAGACCGGCGCCTTCCCGCCCGACATCGAGGACGCGCTCGACGACTACCGCGTCCCGACGGTGGCCTGATGGACGCCATCCACATCGATGTCACCGGCGATCGCCAGGTCGGCGTCCGGTTCGAGGAGTTTCCCGACGCGCTCTACGAGGATCTGCGGGCCGAGATCGACGCCCTGGCGATCGAGCTCTACGCCCGCGTGGTCGCCGCCACGCCCGACAGGACCGGCCTCTTGCGCGGCGAGGAGCGGGTCCGGGTCTTCACCGACCCGACCAGCATCAAGGGCATGGTCGACGTCGCCGGCGCGGGGCAGGATTTCGCCAAGGCCGGGGCGCTCGAATACGGCGCCCACCGGCCGACCAAGGTCAGCGCCCACGCCATGCGCCTCGACCACCACTGGTCGAAGATGCTCGCGGCGCCCGAGACGGTGATGGTCGAGGCCTACAGCCGCACGCCCGACATCGCCGAGTTCGCCTTCGAGCGCGGCCCCCTCGAGGCGATGCGGCCCGAGATCGTCGCCCGCCTCGAGGCCGTGGTCGAGAAGGCGGCCGCCGCGGCGAACCAGGGATGAACACCAATTTCGAGCCGGTGATGTCGGCGCTGTTCGCCAATCTCACGGGCGCCGCGAGCCTCGCCTTCACCGCCGACGCCACCGAGAACAGCGCCGTTCTGACGGCCGTCAGCGACTTCGCCGGGCTGTTCGCCGGCCTGCCGGTGTTCGGGCCCGGCGCCGCCGCCGGCGCGGTCATCGCGTCGCTGGATCCGGGCGCCTCGACGCTGACGCTGAGCGCGCCGCTGGGCGCGTCCGGCACGGACGCGGCCTTCACCACCGGCTTTTTGACCACCGGGCGCCGCGTCAAGCCCTGGTCGCAGGTCGCCGCCCAGCCGGCCCTCTTCCTGCGCCGCATCGGCACGGAGGACGAGGCCGACGAGCTCTTCACCCGCACGACCCTGCTCTGCGAGGTGTGGATCTACAGCCAGGCCGGCGCCGACCCCGACGCCATCCCCGACGTCGCCCTGAGCAACCTCGACGCCATGGTGCGCGCCAGCTTCGCTCCGGACGGCGACTACGGCGACCCGCGCTGCACACTGGGCGGTCTCGCCTACTGGTGCCGCATCGAGGGCCGCAGCGACTATTCGCCCGGCGATCTTTCCGGCCAGGGCCTCTCGCGGATCCCGGTGCGCATCACGCTTCCCTAAGGAAGGACCAAAACGCATGTCGAAAGCCGACATCGTCAACGCCTGGTTCAACGAGCGGATGCGCGGCGGCGCCCTGGCGCGCGACACCGACGCCTACAACCAGGTCGTCGCCGCCATACCGGATCTGATCGCCCGCCTGGACGCGGCGGACGCGCCCGCGCCGGCGGCCGCCGCCAAACCCGCGTCCGCCCCCTCGCCGCCGGCGACCCCGGCGCCCGACCCGCCGACCGCCTGATCCAATAGCCCCCACAGGAGGGGAAGGTATGCCCATCAATCTTGCGTCCCCACTCGGCTGGCTCGAGCTCGCCGGCGTCGGCCTGGTGCTCGGGTTCTTCTGGACCCTCGGCGCCTACATCTGCGCCCGGCTGACGGCCCCTCGGGGCCCTTAACGCCGGCAATCAGCACTGACCCCCTAGCCCAACCTCGAGAAGGCCCAACGCCATGACCACGCCTCTTTCCGGCAAGCCGACCTTCGGCGCCGGCCGTGTCTTCGCCATCGGCAACTATGCCAACCCCACGCCCGCCCGGGCTCTCACGCCGCAAAGCCAGTCGATCGACTTCAAGCGCAAGACCGAGAGCCTGTTTGGCGAAAACCAGCTGGCCGTCGCCGTCGGGGCCGGCGAGATGGAGGTCACCGGCAAGGTCGAATACGCCAAGACCCAGGCGCGGATCCTCGCCGACATCATGTTCGGCGATGCCGGGACGACCGGCTCCTACCTCGAGGCCGACGGCGAGGCGGGGACCGTCGCGGCCAGCTCGCCCTACATCATCACCGTCGTCAATTCGGCCAACTGGGTCGCCGACCTCGGCGTCGTCGACGTGGCCACCGGCAACATCATGACCTGCGTCGCCAGCGGCCCGGTGGCGGGCAAGTCCTATACCGTCGCCGCCGGCATCTACACCTTCGCCGCCGGCGACGAGGGGACCAACAAGAAGATCTCCTACTACTGGACCCAGGCCGCCGTCGGCGAGACGGTGGCGCTGAACAACCAGCCGCAGGGCCTGACCGGCAACTTCCAGGCCATCCACGTGCTGCCCTGGGGGACCGAGCAGGACATGTTCGTGTTCTTCAACTGCATCGCCGGCTCCCACGGCCTGTCGATGAAGAAGAGCGGCTTTGGGATGTCGACCCTCGACTACACCGCCGCCGTCAACGGCAGCGGCGAGCTGGGCGTCGCCACCTTCGCCGAAGCCGCGTAAAGGCGCGCCGCGCTGGCTGTGACGGCGCCCAAGATCCTCGAGGCCGCCATCTGCGCAGCCTCACTCGCCTGGATGGTGGGCGTCGTCTTGGGGGTCGCGTGGCTCGGGTTCAGGGCCACGGTGAACATCGGTAGGAGGAGGAGAGACAAGGTGGCCGACGTGTTCAAAGGCAAGCCGGACGCTCGGCAGTCGCCGGATGTCGACCACGAGGTAAGCCGCTTCCGCCCGACCTATCGCGCCCTGACCGCCGACGAGAAGGCGCTGCACGACGAAATCAAGACGGCGGCCACGGCGCTCGAAAGCCTCATTGACCGCCTCGGCGACACACCCGACGCGCCACGCGTCTGGCGCTATCGCGCGCTGGCCATCACCGCTCTCGAGGAATCGGTCATGTGGGCCGTCAAGGGCCTCACGTCCTGATGACCGAAGACGAACGCCGCGCCCTCGGCCAGGGCCGCCGCCTGGTGTTCCAGAACCTCGCCAACGGCGTCCCCGAGGACCGCCTGCGCGAGGATCTCCATCTCTCCCAGCTCGAGCTCGACCAGGCGCGGCGCTTCGTCGCCCGCAAGATCACCGAATACCTGGTGCTGCGCCGCCAGGCCCCCGTTCCCTGCGACGATGTCCGCGCCATCCGCTGGAACCGGCGCCAGCTGCTTGCCGTCCTGGCGCGCATCGGCAACCTGGACCTCGGGACCGACCTCATCCTGGCCAAGGTCACCATCCAGGCCCTCGACCATCCCGAGATGATCGCCGGCGCCAGACACCGCATGGCGGAGGCCCATCAGCGATGACCGAACCGGCGCAGTTCGACCCCGAGACGACCCCCACCGTCACCCTGGCCGGCAGGGAATGGCCGATCCCCGAGCTGGTGTGGCGCGACCTGCGCAAGTGCCGCGCCGAGCTGATCGAGATGAACGGCAAGATCAACGAGGCGCTGGCCGCCTCGGCGGCCGAGCAGCCGATGGCCGTCGTGGCGCGGGTCTTCAAGGACCTCTCGAACGAGGACTACGACCGGCTGGTCATGGCCCCGATCCACGCGGGCCTCGCGGTCGCCCACCCGGAGCTGGCCAGGGCCGAATTCGAGGCCTGGAGCGTCTCGGAGGCCGATCGCCAGATGGCGTGGCTGGTCGTCCGGCGCCAATCGGGGCTGTTTTTCTTCGGTGACGCGGGGCCCTCGCCGGGGGAAGCCGAGGGGGCCGACCAGTCCCCGACCCAAACTGGGAACGGGTCGTCCTTCAGGCCTGCCGCTACTTCGGCCACACCCGGAAATACTGGTGGTCGCACCTCACATGGTCGCTCTACCTCGAAATCGAGGAATATCTCGCTGAGCAGCCGCCGGCCGACCGTCTGATCGCGCTCTACTTCATCGCCAACAAGTGGTGGGCGCCGCCCGCGCCGCGAACGGCGCTCGCTGGTGCCGGTGACGAGGACGATGCGGAAATCTGGGAGTGTCCGTTCCCGGAGACGACGGAGTGAGCCGTTCGCTAAGGCCACTTCAAGCCGGCAGTGTTGAAGGTCAAGGCCTGCTCGCCGGCCTGATATAAGTTAAGTCCAACGATCGTCGTCTTGGAGTGGCGAAGGTCGGAGATCAGCTTTCCTTCCTGACGAATGAAGATGATGTTCGTCGAATTGTCGGCCGCCTCCACGGCTCGGAAGCTCTGTCTGTCGCCGGTATCAAATCGAACGTGGACTGTGCATCCAGGAATATTGCAGAGGATCTGGCCTTCGCCGTTCAGCGAGACGTAGGCGTCAACGCCACGCGGGCCGCTACGCAGGCACAGCTGACCGTCGGTGTCATGGTACGGAAAGTCCAGGCGCACCTGATCTGAGGACGCGACGCAGGCGGTTTTCGTCGGCGTCCTGTCCAGAGCGTGCGTCTCGCTGGCGTAGACCCAACCGGCAGCCGCAGGAGCGGGTGACGAGGTCGCCGCCGAGATAGTGTTACCGCTGCTGCGGCCGGTCGCCGGGTCCTTGACGCACTTTCCAAGGACGCCAAGGCCAACTATCAGCGCGACGATCGCTGCGACGGCGCCGAGGCAACCGAAGAAACCCCCGCTGAACCCACCGCCAGACGACGGGCCGCCGGTTACCCTCACGGTTGGGGGCGCCCCGGAGGTTAGCCTGTCCAGGCGAGCCTTGAGCTCCGCAACCTCGCGGTCGCGGTCACTGGGATCGGTCATGCCAAAGCCTTCTCGATCAGGCGCCTAACCGCCTCCGGCCGGGAGGGGGGAGGGGACTGCCCGGCAATCCAGGCGTCGAGGCGAGCGAGCTGCCCGCGCTCCATGCGGACGTTCACTGCCTCAGTGTCGAGTTTTGGGCGACCCCGAGATTTTTTAGCGCCAGCTATTGCCACCGGCGAAAACATAGCGCTAAATAATGCGGGACGGAAGAGCGTTTGCCGCGCTCGACCGTCCCTAACCAGAACCGCGACCCTTGGGAGATCGCAATGCGGGCTAACCGCCTCGATACCACACGGCGCGCCCTGTTCGCAGGCGCGGCCGCGCTGACCGGCCTGGCCGGCGGCGCCGACGACGGCCAATTCCTAGCCTGGGAGGCCGAATACAAACGCATCGAAGCGATCTCCTGCGGCGGAGACGACGACCTCTGCGACGAGCTCGCAGATCAGAGCGCTCACTTCATCGACCTGATCCTTGACACGCCAAATCGCGGCCGTGTCGGCGCGCTGGTGAAGGCGCGCCGGCTACTCGTCGAGGCGCGAGAAGACATGGAGGATCGGCACATCGCGCCGCTCGCCCACCTCGTCGTCTTCCTTCAGGCGGCGTGATGCCCTCGCCCAAGGCGACGGCCGCCATCGAAATCCCGCAGCTGAAGATCGAAGCCATCAAGGTTCCGGTCATCGGAGACACGCCGCTCATCTGCCACGCCTGGAGCGCCAAGGCGAAGAAGCAGATGCTCGACAAGCACATGAAGAAGGGGTCGGCCGGTAAGGGCGCCAAAGACCCGTGGCGGGACTTCTGCGAAACCCTCTACTGGCTCGACGGCATGCCGCCGGAGCCGACCCGGGCGGACGTGGAGGCCGGGCGCTTCGGCTTCCCGTCGATCGCCTTCAAGAGCGCGGCGATCACCGCAGTGACCACCATAGGCTCGATGACCAAGGTCCTGGCCCGGCAGGTCTTTCACCTGGAGGGAGAGTTCGTCGAAATCCTCGGACCGCCGCCCTCGCAGCGGTTCGACATCTGCACGGTGGGCATGACCACCGACACCCGCTTCCGGGGCGAGTTCTGGCCGTGGGGCGCCGTGCTGGAGATCAGGCACAACGCCAAAGTGATCTCGGCCGAACAGGTCCTCACCCTGATCGAAGCCGGCGGTTTCGGGGTCGGTGTCGGCGACTGGAGACCGGAGCGAAACGGGATCAGCGGGCGCTTCCATGTCGCCAGGGCGGGCGAGGAACTTCCGTGCCGGTGACGACCTACGGCTGGCGTTCAGGCGCTCACATAGCCCTGGATGCCCAGAAGGCGGGCGAGGCGCTTGCGAGGATCGAGAAGCGCCACAATGGCCTTCTGGAGCCGGAAATGGTGGTCGAAGAGGCAAGAGGGGAAACATCTCCGCTTCACGCGCACTTTCAGTGGAATGATCATCTGGCGGCCGAAGCCTATCGAACCGATCAGGCCCGGGAGATCATCCGCGCCCTGACCATCGACATCGGCCACAGCAACGTCGAACCCCGTTTCGTTCGCGGCTTCGTCAATGTGGAGGTCGGCGGCGAGCAGGGGTATGTTTCGACCACCACCGCCATGAGTAGCGCCGAGCTGCGCCGGCAGGTGATACGCAAGGCCTGGGAAGAACTGGAGGCGTGGCGGCAGCGTCACGCGGAGCTCACCGAACTCGGCAGGGTTTTCGCCGCGATCGATGAGGCTCGGGGCGCCTTCTAAAGACCCCGAAACTTGGCAGGCAAGGCACGGCCGGGCGAGGCGCGGCCAGGCGAGGCGCGGCAGGGCTAGGCAGGCAAGGCATGGCGCGGCGCGCCCTGGCGAGGTCCGGCGAGGCATTGCAGCGCTAGGCTAAAGGAGGGCGGTCTTCGGGCCGCCCTTCGCATTTGCAGGGCGAAAATGTCAAACAACGTCAGCGTCTCCATCACGGCCGACGTCGCCGACCTGCAGGTCAAGCGCGCCGTCATGTCGGCGGAGCTGAGGGCCGCCACGGCCGACCTCAGCAATTTCGCCAAGACCGCCCGCACCGGCGGGATGACCGATGCCCTGCGCGCCGACATGCTGAGGGCCGCCGAGGCGGCGACCACCGCTAAGGGCAGGATCGCTGCGCTCGACGTCGAGATGAGGCAACTCCGGGCCGACAGCGCGGGCGCCTCGATATTCGCCGGCCTCGGCAAGGATCTCCAGTCCCTTGAGGGCGCGGGGAAGGCGATCGGGGGCTTGCGGGCGAGCGTCGCCGGCATCGGCGAGGCGCTTCTTGGGGCCTTCGCGGTCGGGGCCTTGGCCGAGTGGGCCAAGAAGATGGGCGAGGCCGGCGAAAAGACCCAGCACACCGCCCAGATCCTCGGGACCAGCGTCGGCACGGTCCAGCAACTCACCGGCGCCTTCACGCTGATGGGGGTCGATGCCGACAGAGGCGTCCTGGGCATTGAGCGCCTGGACAAGGCCTTCGCGAAAGCGCGCCAGGGCAGCAAGGAACAGGCGGCCGTCTTCAGGGAGCTCGGCGTCTCCACCGCGCATGACTACCAGCAGATGCAGCTCCTGGGCGCGGTCATGGACGGCTTCGCCAAGGAAGCCGACGGCCCGGCCAAGGTCGCCCAGGCGATGCAGCTTTTTGGTCGCACCGGCGCCGCGCTTATCCCGTTCCTGGATCTCGGGAAGAAGGGCCTCGAGGAGCTCAACCGCGTCACCGCGCAGTACGGAATCAAAAACGAGGATGCGGCCGCCAAGTCCGCGCAGCTCGGCTCAGCCTTCAACGAGAACAAGGTCGCCATGAGCGGCCTGGGCAACGTCATGGCCCAGTCGCTCGCGCCGGCCTTCACCATCGTCGTCCAGGGGGTGAACCAACTCATCTCGAGCTGGGTCAAGTCCTACCAGCAGGGCGGCGCGGTCAAGACGGTTGTAGAATGGCTCGCCGGCGCCTTCAAAGCCCTGGTCACGGTCGTCGTGGTCCTGGGAACCGCTTTCGACGTCACCTTCAAGCTGATAGGCGCGGTGGTCTCGACCTTCCGTTCCGACTGGGCCGCGATCGTCGCCGACGTGAAGGGCGGCGCGCGCGAACTCGGCGACGCCTTCGAGGGCCTGGGCCACGTCATCTACGACGCCTTGACGCACAACATCTGGGCGGCCGCGAGCGATATGAAGCGCGCCGAGCAGAAGATGGTCTCCGACGCCAAGGAAGCGGCCGCGCAGGTCGCCGGCGACCTGGCGGCATCCGGTGCGGCCTTCGCCAAAGGTGCGGGAAGCGCCGCCCAGGACTCGGCCGGATCACAGGACTGGCTCTCCAAGCTCTGGACCGGCAAGCCCCACAAGCAGATGGACACCACCGGCGAGGGCGGCGGGGACACGTCAGGCGACGCCGCGAAGGGGGGCCGCGCGAAGAAGGGCAAGGACGATCAGGTCCAGGTCTGGGAGGAGCAGCTTCAGACCCAACTGGAAGACGAAAAGAACTTCTTCGCCGACAGCAAAACCGAGGAGCTCGCCTTTTGGCAGGCCAAGCTGGCGATGACCGCCGCCGGGTCGAAGGACCAGCGCGAGGTCAAGACCAAGATCTACGAACTCGAAAAGTCGATGGCGCAGGAGGCCGAGGCCGCGACCTTGGCCTCATACGATGCCCAGATCGAGGCGGCGCGGGGCAACTGGTCTAAGCAGTCGGCCCTGGAAGGCCAGAAGCTCGCGGAGATCCGGTCGAAGTACGGCGAGCAGAGCCGGGAATATCAGGAGGCGCTGAAGGCCCAGGAGACAATGCTCCGCGAGCACAATCGCGAGGTGGCGGGGCTCCAGGTAGAGCAGTCGCAGTCCGCGCTCAGGATCGCCCAGGCGGGCGTAGAGGCGGAAAAGTTGATCGAGCTGTCCAAGCTGGAGACGCAACGGGAGGTAATCGAAGAGCGCGACAAGATGGGCGGCGGCTCGATCGGTTTTGGCGACATCACCAAGCTTGCCGACATCAAAAGGCAGGAATTGGCGGTCGAGGATCGGGCGTTCGAGCAGTCCTATCAAGCCGAGCTGTCATCCCTCCAGGCCAGGCTGGCGATCAAGAACCTCGAGCCGCAACAGGTCCAGAAGATCCAGGACCAAATCGCCCAGACGATGGCCGAGCACAGCCAGCAGGAGCTCGCCCGCGCTCAGCAAGACGCCCAGAAGATGCAGGCGATCCAGGCCCAGGAGGCCGAGGCCATCCAGCAGAAGTGGCTGTCGGCCATCCAGCCGATCGGCAACGCCTTCGACCAGATGTTCGCCCTGATGTTCCAGCGCGGCCAGAACTTCGGCCAGGGCATGATCCGCATCGGCGAGGGGATGCTCGAAAGTTTCGTGAGCGTGCTCACGCGGATGGCCGAGAAGTGGATCGTCACCCACGTGATCATGGCTGCAGTGGCGAAGCTGACGGGCGGGTCGGCGGCCGCGACCGCGGAGTCTGGCGTGCAGGCTCAGGCCGCACTCGCCGGGGCCGGCGGCACGGCCTCGATGGCGGCGGCGCCTTTCCCCTTCGACACGGCCGCGCCCGCGTTCGGCCAGGCCATGTACGCCTTGGCCATGTCGTTCTCGGCCGCCAAGGGCTTCGATGTCCCAAGCGGCCTCAATCCGATGACCCAGCTCCATGCGCGCGAAATGGTCTTGCCGGCTCCGATCGCCGATCACGTCCGCGACAGCATGGGGGCCGGCGCCGGCGCCGGCGCTGGCGCGAGGGCCGGCCAGACGATCAACAACCACTTCAGCCCGACCATCCATGCCCCGGCCTCCGCTCGCCTGGAGGACATGCTGGCGAGCGAGGGGCACGTCATGCTGGCGTGGATGAGGCGGGCGGCCCGGGACGGCAAGCTCGCGAGAGCCTGATGGACTAAAGGGCGAGGTAGGCGGATGTGGGACCTGCCGGTCCCGATCTTCTGGGGCCAGCGGCGGCTCTCGACCAGCGCTATCTGGTATAGAAGCTTCGCGGGCAAGGAGCGCCGAGGGCCGAGCCGCATGGAGCAAGTCCTATCTCGCCGGAACGTTCGCGCTATTGTCGCCCTGGACCCGAAGGGGAGGGTGCTGATGCGGCGGGACATGGAGCTGATCAGGGCGATCCTTCGGGACGTTCAACAGCGCCAGGACGCCGACTACGCGGCCGTGCGCATCGCCGGCTACGAGGGCTGGATCGTCGGCCGCCACGTCGAGCTGCTGCGCGACGCCGGGTATCTGGAAGCCTCGGAAACGCTGGACGACGAGGATGGTCCGCTGATCATGGTCAGGGACCTGACCTGGGGCGGCCACGATTTCGCCGCCGCCCTGAACAACGACACCGTCTGGGCGAAGATGAAGCAGCAGTTCTCGGCCGCTGACCTGGCGACCCTTCCACTGACCATCCTCAAGACCGCGGGGATCAAGCTCCTGGAAGCGTGGGCCCTGAAACGCATCGGGCTCTAGCGGCGGCGCTGGACCTTAAAAGGCCGACTAACCGCGCTCCTGCCAAACGCCTCTGTCGCGGGGAGGTTCGAGGGGGCGACGCCGCATGACGCTGCCGATCTACCCGGGACGGCAGCTCCTGCCGGGGCTGACCTACAATTCCACCTGGACGCCGGCCTTTTTCAACATGCCGACGGCGACGGCGGCTTCCGGCGCCGACATCGACCTGGCGATCGCCCAGTACCCGCTGCACGATTTCGAGCTGGCCTACCAGTTCCTGCGCGATGGCCTCGACCACTGGACCTGGCGCAACGGCGAGGGCCTCGAATTTCGCACCATGATGGGCTTTTTGCTGCAGATCGGCGGCACGGCGGGGCGCTTCCTCTACAAGAACCCGGACGACTGGCGGATCTGGCGACAGAGCGTCGGCGTCGGCGACGGGGCCACCACCACATTCACCCTGACGCGGACCTTCGGAGCCAGCGGCTATTTCGGGACCGAGCCGGTCGGCCAGGTGAACCTCACCGAGCCGTTCAACGCCTACCTGAACGGCTCGGCCGCGCCGCTCGCGCCCAGCCTCTACTCGGTCGGGACCGCAAACCCGGTCGCCAATACCATCACCTTCGCCACGGCGCCGCCGCCGGGACAGAACATCGCGGTCGACATGGCCTACTGGTACTATTGCAAGCTGGCGAAGAGCAACAACACCGCCAAGAAGTTCATGGACAGCCTGTGGTCGATGGACAAGGTCCAGATCCACAGCTGCCGGCCCGGAGCGTAAGCTAGGTGCTTCGCCCAGCCTCGCCCGCCCTCGCGGCCGCTCTCGCCGGCGGCGTGGAGCTGTGGAGCGCCGATCTCTTCACCTTCGGCCTGGTCGACGGGGTCACGATCTTCAACTGGACGAGCTGGGACAGCGACCTCGCCTACGAGAGCGCCGCCTATTCCTCCAAGGCGCCCTGGCTCACCCGCTCGAAGTGGAACGTCTCCAACACCATGGAGGTGCCGTCGCTGACGGTCACCCTGCGGGCCCTGAACGCCGGGTTCAACGGCGGGGCCAACATCAAGACCCAGATCCACAACGGCCTCTTCGACGGCGCGACGTTCCTCTTCTCGCGAGCTTTCATGACCACGCCGGGCGATGCCTCGGCCCTGGGAGCGGTGGAGCTCTTCGGCGGCAATGTCGCCGGGATCGACCTCATCGGAACCCAGGCGACGATCACCGCC